CAGAATTAATTTCAGGACTTTGTTTCCCAATCAAATTAATTATAGTGACATTATTGAAATAGAACCCATGGTTAGCATCATGGTAGCCAATATCTTCAATCACAGCTTTGATAAGGTTATCATAATTAATTGTATCAGTACTTGTAATTTCACCCCCTAATACCACACAATTGTCTTTTACCATTGTTTCAACTGCAACCTTTGCATTGGGGTCTAATGTAAGGTAAGCATCCAAAATTGCATCTGAAATCTGATCCGCAACCTTGTCTGGATGCCCACAAGAAACACTCTCTGATGTTATTAATCTCATATTTTTTTATTTTAAGTTATGTAATGAATACAAATATAATAAAAAAAGGGGTAGAATTCTACCCCTTTCCCCTAATTCTTTAATTTTTATAAGTTGCCAAATCTATATTTTATTTGTTTATTTGGCAGAATTTAAATATTTGATTGTATCTTTAATAATTCTTTAACTGCATCTTTTTGACTATAACAAACTGCTCCAAAAATAACACCAATAATTAATATAATTGGATTTGAAATATCATTTGTTGTTAAATGATATAAAATAATATTCAAAATAATAGGAATGATAATTAAGAACCCAAGAAATCTTGTTCTTCTAAATAATAACATTAAACTACTAAATATTTCAACAAACCCAACTAAATTTCCTAAGTAAGAACTAAATACACCAGTCATTAATGCTTGTGCTGCTGGGTCTGTTGGGGGTGGAACTGGCATAAAATGTAAAAATTTATTTAAGCCAAATGTGATAAAAAGTGTGGCTAATAATAAAGAAGCCGATTTTAAAATAATATCTTTCATTGTTTAGGTTTTAAGTGGTATCCCCAACCTTACATTGAGGATACCTTTTGTTTATTAATTAAAGAAATACCGTAATCCTAATTGAGCCTGCCAAGCGTTTCCAACACTAATTGTCTTAACAAATGTCTTATCAAGTAATTGTGTAGTACCATCAACAACTCTTGTTGCCATTCTATATGTTGGCACTCCTGTTGCTGACACCGATGCAACTGTCAAAGGACTTGCTGTACCAAAACTACCAGATGTTGTTGAGTAACCTACACCCCAAGCATTGTTTAGCATATTGCCAAAGTTAAGGATGTCTGCTCTAAATTGTAATCTATTTAACTTTCCATTAACATTAACATAAACTTCTTGAACTGCTGATAAATCAACTCTTGTTAACCAAGGGAAGAATCCACCGTTTCTTTGTGCGTATGTTCCCCTACGTGAGTTAAGATACTCATCGCTTGAAATAAGCGCGTCTAATGCTACTTGTTGTTGTTCTGGGGTGAAAGTCTTTCCACCTGCTGTAAGTGTTGCAAAAGTTAATTCTGTTGCATTCTGTGGCACATAAATCAAATCATTAATCTGACCATCACCATTTAAATCATTACCATAGATATAACTTAATTTACTTCCACTTGCAGATGTTGCACCTAATGTAACTTCTGTTGAACCTCCAAATTTGCCACCATAATTGATTCTATAATTAATAAAACCAACAAATCTATGACGCAAATCATTATCTGTGAAGGAAGGAGTTAAGAAGTTTTGACCACCAACAGTAGGGGCATTTGCCTGAACTGTGCTACCAACTGATTGTAAATCTGTTGATTTTGCATTGGTATAACCAATCATACCACCTATACCATTAACTGCTGGTTTTTCAATCTTTGCGGTTAAAGCATAAGAATAACCTCTATCTGTATTTGTAAGAACAAAAGCATTTGCAATGGTTGGATTTAAAAATCTTGCAATTGCAACGGTATTTGCTGCGCCAGAACCTGAACTTGCAACACCTGATGCTGGGAAACGTGGTCTTTCATCTGCTAAATATCTATCTGGTGCTTTTAAGTTAGCGTCAATATATCTTAAACCAGATAATGTCTTACCATATACACCTTCTATTGTACCAACCAAACCAAGTGGTAATTTGTGGTCAACGGCAATGTTTGATTTCCATACTGATGGGTATTTTAAATCTTCACTTGACGCATTAATAACATAAGGAGGTAATTTTGTAATATCTGTTGTTGTTGGCGCAAATCTTTTTGGGTCAGTTGTGAATGGATATGCTGTTGTGTTTGTTACATTTATTACAGCCGTATTCACACCATTATTACCTAACTGATTTGACACCAATACTTGTGGAATACGAGATACAAATATACCTGTTCCACCCCTAACTTGGGTTGTTCTTTCGCCATCTACATCATAGTTGAATCCTAATCTTGGAGACACCAATAATGCTCTACTTGGGAATTTGTTTGTGCTAATCTTAGTAGGTTGGCCATTTTTGTCTGTGAACGTCAAACCACCAACAACTGGGTTATAGAAATCTTCTGCTGTTGAATTGTCATATATAACAACATCACCTCTTAAACCAACAGTTACTTTTAACTTTTCAGTTACTGTATATTCATCTTGAACATAAGCACTTACTGTTGAAACCTTTAAGGTTTGCATTGGCTCAATACCCCCTGGTAGCAATGAATATCTTAAATTGTAACGATTAAGAGTAACTGGTGAAACTGGATTGCTTGGGTCATTTTTGAATTGCAATGCTGCTTTCTTGAAGTCATCAATGGAGTTATATACATATACGCCATTTGATGCTGGGAAGAACACATTATTTGATTGGAAATACTCGTAACCTGCACCAAAAGTGAAATAATGTTTTCCAGATAACAAATTAAAATTGTTTGTCAAATTCAATGTGCTATAATTCAATTTATTATTTGGTGTGAAGGGGTCAAAACCAACTGTTGTATAAGTTGTTCCATCTCTTAAAATGTCCACAGTTGGAAATAAATTAGTTCTATATTTTCTGTCCTCAATTTGCTTGTTGTAAGTTGCAATAAAATTGTTTGACATTTTTGATGTTAGAACTGAATTCAATTCAAATGCTACCGACCTTGTATTATCTTGAATAAGATAACCTGTGTTTTCACCTGAAATTGCAAAGGCAGAGTTTTGTCTATTTCCATTACCTGCTGTATTAGAACTATTTGATGAACTAATTAATTGCTCAGATTCTGAATCATGATGAGAATATCTTAAAGATGCCTTGTGTTTTTGATTAATATTATAATCTAAACGCACAAGTCCTTTTGTACTCTTTACATCATTATTAAAATTATCAAGTTGTCCCAAGTCATAATTGAAATTTGTTTTCATAAATGAAGCCAAATCTTTCAAATCACTTTCTGTTACTCTTGACACATTACCTGTTGCACCAGGCTTGTTTGCTTGCCAACTTAATGCTGGTGTTGACCCAAAGAATTGTTCAGCATTTGCAAAGATGAATAACTTGTTCTTAATGATTGGCGCACCAATTCTAAAACCTGTTGTTTTTTCATCAACAAAAATTGTTGGTAATTTAATACCATTTACTGTTTTACCAACTAAATCACTTGACCTAAACAAACGATAGAATGAACCTTCAATATCATTTGTACCAGAACGAGTTACAGCATTTACACCTGCACCAACAAATCCTGATTGTTTAACATCAAAGGGGGCAATATTCAATTGAACTTCTTCAAGCGCATCAATGGAGATTGCTGTTGTTCCTGTTCTACCACCTGCTGCGGCAGAAGACCCAAGACCAAATCCATTGTTGAATACAGAACCATCAATTGTGAAATTATTAAAACGACTATCTTGACCACCAAATGAACGCCCATTTCCATAAGCATTGTATTTTGTGATGTCATCAATTGTTCTACCAATTGTTGGTAAACTATTGATTACAGTTGAGTTAAACTGTGTGGATGCGCCTGTTCTAGTAGAGGAGAAAATGCCACTCTTGTTTGCATTAATAGTAACTTCAGTCAACCCATACTCAACTACATCAAGTGAATAATTCAAGGTTGCCGTTGAACCCAAGTTCAAAATAACGTTTGATTGGGTTTTTGTGGCATAGCCTACATAACTAACTGTAATGCTATAAGGTCCACCAATACGCATACCTGAAATTCTATATGTTCCATCAACATCTGTGGATGTACCATAACTTGTTCCAGATGGTAAATGAACCGCTTCAATGGTTGCACCAATAAGCACTTCACTACTTGCATCTTTGATTGTACCTGATATAGCCGAAGTAGTTACTTGACCATAACCAATTGTTAACGTTGCTAACGATAATACCAACGTTTTAAAAATGTTTTTCATAGTAAAAATTGTTTTGTGAAAAAATTTAATTTATTTAAAATAAGACTTTACAAGTATAACCAAACAAAATATTTTAGGCAAGGTTTTTTTGAATTTATATTTTCCATATATTTATGAATAAAGATAATATGAATTTTTACATAAAGAAAGGAGCAGATTTACCTATATTAAAAGTTGAACCAATAAAAGATGGTAGGTCTGATTATAAAAAGTTTATGGAAGATTTGGAATCATCTACCATATTATTTTCAATGGTTGATTCAAAAAGTGGTGTTTATAAGATAGCAAATGCAGACGCATACTTAGTTGCAAAGGAAACAGTTGAACCAACCCCCATCATAGAGTATTATATATATTATCAATTCAAGAAACGAGAGACCAACACACCAGGCATATATAAAGGTGAGTTCTTAATTAGAACTGAAAATGGGGATCTCATATTGCCTTTGAGGGAAGAATTAACTATAATTGTCCTGGACTCATTTGTTAAGAAGTTCAATTAATAGTTTTTTTTCACCCTTAAAATACATAATTATGTTAACAAGCCAAGATATTGAGGAGTTCCTTAATGGGACTGATCCTGAAGAGCATATTGTCGCTTTGGAGTATGATTTTATGTCAAATAGCATATATAAGATAAAGGAAATCCCCAATAAAGGTAAACAAATCTTAAAAGATACATTCACAGCATTCTGTTGGGTTGGCAATTTGAACTCCTTAAATTTTTACAACAAGTCAAAGGCTTTGCAAAAGGAGGCAATGACCAAGCATAGTATTATCATAACAAAATTAAGAACAGATGACCACCCAAGATTGGAAAATGGAATGAAGTTTTTGGTGCAATCATTAAAGGGTTATAGGAATTTAACGGCTTTCTTCAAGGAGGGTGGATTAGACCCAAAGAGTGAAATTGGGCGAACCAAAATGATTATGCTACCCCCAGTTGACCAATATCTCATATCCAAAGGTAAAAGATTGTTTAAAGGTTTTGATTCTTATGATGATATAACAAGACTTGTATTTGACTTAGAAACCACAGCATTAGAACCTACTGATGGTAGAATATTTATGATTGGTATTAAAACCAATAAAGGTTATTCCAAGATTATAGAATGTATCAACCCAGAAGATGAAGCAAATGGTATTGTGGAGTTCTTTAAAATCATTGATGAAATTAAACCGACAATCATTTCAGGTTATAACTCATCAACGTTTGACTGGGAATGGATTTTCAAAAGATGTGAGATATTAAAGATACACGCTCCAACTGCTTGTAAGTCCTTGAACCCAACAAAATCCTATACAAGAAGGGATTCTATGTTAAAATTAGGGGGTGATGTTGAGAATTACAAACAGACCTCTATTTGGGGGTATAATGTTATTGACGTAATTCACTCTGTAAGAAGAGCACAAGCCATTAATAGTGATATAAAATCTGCTGGTCTTAAATATATTACAAAATATATAAATGCCGAAGATGAAGATCGTGTGTATATTGAACACACAAAGATTGGTAAAATGTATCAAGACAAAGAAGAATATTTCTTAAATGTTAATAATGGCAAATATAAATTAGCATCAGAGTATCCTGACCTTGATATTAGATTTCCAAAAGTATATAAGAGAATTGCAGGCGATAAACTTGTTGAAGCCTATCTTGATGATGACTTAGAAGAAACAATGAGAGTTGATTCAGAATTTAGTCAAGCATCATTCTTATTGGCAAAGATGGTTCCATTACCTTTTGAAAGGATTTATACAATGGGTACGGCAGGGTTATGGAAGGTGTTGATGTTGGCTTGGTCATACAATAATCAGTTGGCCATACCCCAAAGTGAGGGTAAGAGGAACTTTGTTGGGGGATTATCCAGGTTGGTTAAGGTGGGTTATTCAAAGAATATCATAAAACTTGACTTCTCATCCCTATACCCATCCATACAATTGGCTCATGATGTGTTCCCATCTTGTGATATAACTGGTGTTTTGAAAGGTATGTTAAAGTTTTTTAGAAATGCAAGGATAGATTATAAGAACTTGGCGGAAGAGTGGAAGGACAAAGACAAGAAAATTTCAGCAACATATGATAATAAGCAATTACCAATAAAGATTTTCATTAACTCTTTGTTTGGTTCATTATCAGCACCATTAGTTTTCCCCTGGGCTGAAATGGATAAGGGTGAAGAGATAACTTGCACAGGGAGATTATATTTAAGACATATGATTAAATTCTTTATGGATAGGGGTTATGTCCCATTAGTTTGTGATACAGATGGTGTTAACTTTTCAGCACCAGATGATTTTGAGAATAGGGAATATATTGGCAAAGGAAATAACTGGAAAGTTAAACTTGATAAGGTTTACAAAGGTATATATGCTGACGTTGCAGAATACAATGATTTATATATGAAAAAAGAGATGGCATTAGACTTAGATGGTCATTGGGCATCTTGTGTGAATTTTGCAAGAAAAAACTATGCTATTATGAAAAATGATGGCAAAATAAAGTTGACAGGAAATTCAATCAAATCAAAAAAACTTCCACAATATATTGAAAGATTTATTGATGTTGGGGTTAAGTTATTGCTTGAAGGTAAAGGAAAAGAATTTATTGAAGAATATTATAACTATTTTGAAAAGATTTATAATAAGGAAATCCCCCTAATTGAAATTGCAAACAAAGCAAAGGTTAGACAAAATGTTCAAGACTATATAAAAAGGTCAAAGACATTAAATAAGGCTGGAAGTACCACAAGCAAGATGGCTCACATGGAATTAATTATAAAGGAAAAATTACATGTGAATCTTGGTGATATTATATATTATGTAAATAATGGAACAAAACAATCACACGGGGATGTGTCAAAGACAAAGGATGGTATTAAATTAAATTGCTATTATATTGATCAGAATGTGTTTGAAAAAACCCCTGACTTGACTGGTGACTATAACGTGCCACGGGCTGTTGTAACTTTTAATAAAAGGATAACTCCATTATTGGTTGCTTTTAGCCCAGAGATTAGGGATAGAATTTTAATAAAAGACCCAGCAGATAGGCAATTCTTTACAACAGAAGAGTGCGTATTGATTAATGGTATTCCTTATGAGGAGAAGAATCAAGATGATTTAAATGATGTAATGGTTATATCAGAAGATGAGGTTAAATTTTGGGAAAAAATAGATGTGAACCCAAACTTAATATATGATAATGTTTAAAATGAAAAACCCCCAGCCTAATTAAAGATTGGGGGTTTTAGTAATTTTTTCTGCTCAAAAAATTAAAGAACTAAAGATAATTCACCTACTTCTTTAGATTTTAAGGTTATTTCTACCTTAATTGAATACCCATCTACATATGTGAAAGGAACTTGTTCTAGTGTAAAGTAATTCTCAAATCCAGACACATTATAAAAGAAATATCCTTTTTTTAAGGACTTTGAACGTAGGTAGTCCTGACAGTCGCTAATAGTTTTAAATTTAAACATTATTTTGGGTTTTTATACTTTGGAATATATTTTCACTTCCTCATTTTAAGACCATATTTGGCATACAAATCATAGAAACCTTTGCTTTTTAGATTCCAGTTTGTTTTGGTGTTATCTAAATATTTTATAAAATCTTCATAATCATTAATACCAAATGTTCTTTCATCTGTATAATTTTTTGGTTCATTGACCTCTCGGTCATTAGCGTCATACCAAGTCCTAGTTATTGGATTTAGCATAAAAGGCCCATTAGAGTTAAAAGTAAGTTTAGTGTTTTCCTTACGTCTAAACAACTTAATAAGTCCATTTTTTAATAATTTAATGGCTGTTTTCATTTTGTTTGTTTTATAAAATGTGAGTAAATTAATTTTTTAAACCATCAGAACTAACAATATACCAAGTTCCAGAACAATGTTTGAATTCAACACATGCACCTTTTTCCAAAATAATTTCATCATATTCCTCATCTATTTTGTTTAAATCTGGTATTACCTTAACTTCAGTCATAGCTTTAACTGTTACATCATCTGTGTTTTTTGAATCAAGAATTAGGCTACAACTTGGCACTGCCCTAACTATTATGAAACTTTCCCCAAATGTAGAGTATTCAGTTTCAGAAACTATGGACATGTCAGATACATTAACAAATGAGCCATTTATGACCTTCTGGATTGGGATTGTTTTTATTATTGCCATTGTTTTTTATTCAAAGATAAAGTAAAAATATTATTAATCAAAATTAAATTACATAAATTTGTCTTGGCATCGCATTAAACTTTAATTGTTTGTTTAAGTTTTCAGCAATCAACGCCTCTTTTTCCATTTGTTTTTCAGGTCTTAATCTTTCTAGTCTTGTTTTCAATTCTTCTTCAAGTTTTGTTTTTTCATCTTTACCTTCGGTAATTAATGATTCATAATCCAATTTAAGTTCTGAATCTGGGGCTTTTATTGTTCCGCTATACTTTCCCCTAACTCTACCCAAACTCTCCTTTACGTAGGCTGTAAACCACCTTCTTACCCAATGTTTTGCTGGTTGGTTTAACTTATCCCAGGTTAGTTCTGCCAATGGAACATCAGATGGTAATTTTATAATATCTGGATTATCTGCCAAACATTTTCCACGACTATCACCATCCACATCATAATACCAATACCAAACTTGTTTTCCAACATATGAGGAGTAATTTCCCCAATTAAATTTGCCACCAGGTGTATTATATATATGTATTGCTTTTTTACCATCTGGCAATCCTGTAATTCTATAAGTTAATGAACCCCCTAATATCCTTGTTAGTACATTTGCGCTTTGCATTCTAAGAAGATAATCAAAACCTGACATCATAAAATAAGATCCTTGATTTCCCATTTGGGCAAACCCTGCATCTGACGCACCTAAACCAATTCCACCAAACCCAAAGCCACCAGCACCACCTAAACCAAATGCTGTCCAAGGCTGATTGCTAAACCAAAGCAATTCATTCACTTCTCTTCCTGCTGGAATTTCATAAACTTGTTGGTTTTTTTCCAATGTAAAGTAATCCTTTTGTAAAACCCAAGGACCCCCAGATTGCAATCCAACAATCTTTGAGTAAGCAAATTCGTATTGCTTTTCAAAATCCATTGTTCTTGTAATTAAAGCATTTGCAACAGATTTTTCACTCATATTAAGGTTGACAAGGTTAACCCATTGGCTTTCTGTCAACCAATCCAAAACATACTGCTCATAATCTTGAACAGAAAGTTCCATTAATGAATCCATCATTTCATCAGTTATCTCAACACCTCTTAATGGTGCACCAAGTAAATGACGAATTCTTGTATAAATTTGTGTTCTTTCCGGCTCGGCTATTACTGACATATTTCTTTTATATATAAATATAAGAAATTATTCTTTTGGCTACTTATCATTTGCATTTTGATACAATTCAAGAACAAAATCCCAATTTACATAATCCCAAAAGTTATGAATATATTCATCCCTTTTGTTTTGATATTTTAGATAATAGGCATGCTCCCACAAATCCAATCCCAATATTGGGAAGCCCCCATCCTTAATCACATTCATTAGGGGGTTATCCTGGTTTGGTGTGCTTATCACTTTTAATCTATTATTTTTGGTTGCAACAAGCCAGACCCATCCGGATCCAAAATGGTCTTTTGCAACCTCCTCAAACTTTTTCTTGAAAGCATTAAATCTTCCAAAACTTGCATTTATTTTTGTTTTTAATTCCTTTGGGACATTCTTTTTGGTGGGGGTTAGCATATTCCAGAATAAAGCATGATTAAATGCGCCACCAGCATTATTCCTAATCTTATTATCATATTTGCTTATGTTTGATATGATTTGCTTCAAATCACCATTTGATTTTGTTTTCTTTAATGCTTTATTCAATTTATCAACATAACCAATGTAATGTTTGTTATAATGAATATTCATTGTCTTTTCATCAACAAAAGGTTTTAATGAAGCATATGAATAAGGAAGTTTTTCAATGCCAACTTTTTTCATTTCTTGAATTAAAAAATTAACATTATCTTTATGTATTCTTGATATTATTTCTTCTTTGATTGTTTCCAGTATTTTCATAAAAGATTATATTTATATTATAAATATTAAGATAATGGATATTACCAAACTAAAAAGAATATTTGATTTCCTTGAAGAGAAGGGAGAGCATAGGGCACCAGTTAAATGGAAATTAATTAATAATATACCATTAACAAAAGAAGAATTAAATGTTAAAGGTGATTTGGATTTAAGATTTTCAAGTATAACCTCATTACCAGAAGGATTGAAAGTTGGGGGTGATTTATCTTTAAGAGGTTCAAAAATAACCTCACTACCAGAAGGATTGGAGGTTAGTGGTGATTTGCTATTATATAAATCAGCAATTGAATCATTGCCAAAAGATTTGATAGTTAGAGGTAATTTGCATTTACAATATTCATCTATGGAATCATTACCAGAAGGTTTGAAAGTTGGTGGTAATTTGCTTTTAGAATTTTCAACCCTAACCTCATTGCCAGAAGGTTTGCAAGTTGTTGGTTATTTAGATTTATCATTTTCAAGAATAGAATTATTACCACAAGGATTGAAAGTTGGTCGTAATATATACTTGTCTGAAACATTAAAAAATTATAAAGCATGGGAGATTAGAGATATGGTAAAACCAGGAGGGTATATAAATGGAAAAATAAAAAGATAATGAAAATAGAACAACTAAAAAGAATATTTGATTTTCTTGAAGAAAAGGGAGAACATAGAGCACCATTTTTATGGAAATTTAAAAATAATGAACCATTAATAGAAGAAGATTTAAATGTTAAAGGCAATTTGAATTTGTTTCAATCAAATATAACTTCATTACCAGAAGGGTTGAAAGTTGATGGTGATTTAGATTTATCCATTTCAAAGATAATGTTATTACCAAAAGGGTTGAAAGTTGGGGGTGATTTGTCTTTGGCTAATACAAAAATAACATCATTACCAGAAGGATTAGAAGTTGGGGGTGATTTGAATATAGTATATACAGATATAAAATCATTACCAAAAGGATTGGAAGTTGGCGGTGATTTGGACTTAATTGGAACTCCATTAGCCGATGATTATGATCATAATGATGATTATGAGGATGAATTAAGAGAAATGGTTTATCCTGGATTTATACACGGAGAAATATTAATATAATGAAAATAGAACAACTAAAAAGAATATTTGATTTCCTTGAAGAGAATGAAGAGCAAAACCCACCATTTATGTGGAAGTATATGAATAATATACCATTAACAGAAGATGATTTAAATATTGAAGGTGATTTAGATTTATTTGAATCAAAAATAACATCATTACCAGAAGGATTGAAAATTAAAGGTAATTTGAATCTTCAATTTTCAAAAATAACTTCATTACCAAGAGATTTAAATATCAAAGGTAATTTGAATTTAGTTGGAACTAAAATAAAATCATTACCAGAAGGATTAGAAGTTGGTGGTAATTTGAATTTAAAATACACAAAAATAACTTCATTACCAAAAGGTTTGCAAGTTGGGGGTGATTTATTTATCCGATCAAGTGTATTTGCAATGGATTTAGATGATGATGAATTAAGAGAAATGGTTAAACCTGGATTTATAAAAGGAAGAATAGTAAGATAATGAAAAAACCCCAACCGTAATGATTGGGGTTTTTAAGTTAGGCATTAACTTCAAAGAGTTCATTTTCAAATATGAATGTTTCTTCTTGGTAATTGTGGTCAATAAAAGCATTTAATTCTCTCAACAACTCCAACTCCTTTTGTAAAGATGTAAGTTTTTGAATCATAATTGCATCAGTTTTTTCAAATGACCCCATTTCAGCATGTATAAGTTGTTCCTTTTCAGAAATCCAATTAAATAAGTCTGATGTTTTAATAATACTTTGTTTCATTTTACTTTGGTTTTTGTTATAAATATTTTGCAAAGGTAGAATTTAAATCCGAAAAAGCAAATATTATTTTCCAAAATTTAATATTTGTGTTAAAATATCTTCACTTACATCTGCTTCAATTAAGTTGTCACCCAATACTGTTGATATAATCTTTTTCTTCCTATCTAACATATCATATATAATTCCCTCAATGGTGTTTTCAAATATTGGGTATAATACAGATACAGAGTTTTTCTGACCAATTCTATATGCCCTATCTTCTGCTTGGCTATGATCGGCTGGAACAAAAGATAAATCATTAAAGATAACAACATCACCACTTGTTAAGGTAATTCCAACACCTGCTGCCTTTATGTTTCCAACAAATACTTTAATTTTATCTTCATTTTGAAATTTATCCACACTATCTTGACGTTGTTTTGTAGTTGAACTTCCATCTAATTTAACTGCATTTTTCTTAAAATGCTCATATATCTTGTTTAATGAACCTGTAAAGTTTGAGAACACAATGACCTTCCTTTCTTGTTCTAGGGTATTCTGAATTAATTCTATGGTGTTCTTAACCTTTTCGTCAGCAATAATTTGTCTTACTTTCATAAGTTTGGTGAATTGAACACTCAATGATTTTGATTCCTTTGGATTGTTCTTAACCCAATCAAAATATTCACCCATCACATTCTCATATTCTTTTGATTTTAGTGTTAAATAGACTGGTGTTATTATCTTTTCTGGCAAATCCAACACATTCTCTTTTAAACGTCTTAATAATAGTGGTGAAGTTCTCTCCCTTAATTCATCCAGATTTGATGCACCATTCACATTCCATACCTTATTCATCCCAACAGTAAATTGATACCCAGCACAATACCTTTTAACATAAGCCATCCAATTCTTTGAAACAGGGCTATCAACCAATGATAACAAGTTGAAATAATCAATAGGTCTTGATGTTAATGGCGTTCCAGTTAGTAACCAAATTTTATTTATATCTTTGCAAATATCATTTATTAATTTGGTTCTGGATGCTTGTGGAGATTTAATATAATGAGATTCATCAATTATAACCAAATCAAATTTTGATTTTTGAATTATTGTTTCTTCTTTTGATTTTAATGAATGAAAATTTTTCATAATGTCATAATTAATTATGACATAATCAGCAGAATCTTCATATTTCTTACCTTCACAAATATAAATTGGTTTATCTGTGTAGTTTTGTATTTCTCTTTTCCAATTCTGTTTCAAACTTGCTGGACATATTATTAATGTTTTGTTTGGTTTTGCCTCAATTGAAGCCACAATGGCAGAACTTGTATTATGTGTTACAATACAATGTTCTGCAACATATAATTTATCATTAGCATCAACTGAAATGCAAGTTGTATAATCTTCCCCCACTTTCTCAATATTTTTAATATATCTACCAACTGAATATTTTTTAGGTTGATTATAAGCATCTGCTTTTCTCTTCAACCTAAAAGGGTTCATATCATTAGATAATTTAATGTTAAGCCTATATACAATCCTACATTCCACTTTTACCCCATTCTTAATATAAGCACCACGCTTTGAACTTTTCCTGCAAATGCCCCCCAATGTATGGACAATTTCGGCAACATCATCACATAATCTTTCAGAAACTGTTGAATATTCAGTTCCTTGAAACACCCCATTTTTGGATAACATACAATGACCATCTGTATCCATTAAACCTTGCAATATAGCAAGGCGGTCTTCAATGGATGAATATTTGTATATATCTGGAATAAATTTGGTGTGTGAGCGAGTATTATGTAATTCTAATTCATTTAATATTTCACCAAAATGTATTTTACCTCCTTTTAATTTTGAAGTTAAACCTATTGGTTTCAATTCAAAAGAATCAAGCATTTCTTCAAAATCGTCTTTACACATTTCAATGCTACAAGTGTTATTTTTAGTGAAATGTCCATCACCCAAACAAACCCCCAATAAATAAGGGTCTATTGGCAACTCTACATTATTGTAAAATTCAATTGGGTTCACAATAGGTATTTGCCATTTATTATTACCATTAGGGGACTTGTAGTAAGTTTCCACCTCATAATTCTTATTAATATTATACCCACGTCCTTTTATTGTTATTTTTCCACCATCATACATTTGTTTTGTGGATAAATTAATATATTTTTTAATAACATTTTTATTACTATTCTTGCCATAAGAAGCAGATGTTACTAACCATAAATGTGAAGCATCAGTTTTTATTTTAACATTATCATTAAAAGTAATTTCATATATTTCTTGTTTTGGTTGGGGAAATACACCACTAACATTACAAGGTTCACCATTAGAACCTATTACCTTATCACCAATAGTTAATTCACATATTTTTTTAGTTCCAGTTGGGGTGTAAATAAGTGTTGAATTTATAAGCCCTTTACCCAAACCCATATCATCTGCCAATATAAATTTATTATTCTCAAGTAGTTTTATAATTGCCTCCTTTTGATGTTCAAACGGCATTCTATGGGAATACTTTTCAAAATCAACCACAACATTTTTATTTGTTTTATCCACAACAATTGCATCTTTTGGAATCCAATAAATGTTTAAATTATCACTCTCAAAAAATTTACCAAAAATTTGGTAAGACTTTTCCTTCTCAACCAATAGTTTTTCAACCCACATTCTATTTGGAACATTTATTAACAATTTATCATCAGCAATCATTCTTGCATAATATGAATCCAATTGAACCCATTTCTTTGCAACTTTTGGAACAGTATCATAAAACAAGGATATGTATTCAATCTGGCTTTCAGTCAAATTAAATTCAGGTTTGTTAAAGTATAAACTCTGTATGTTAATTAAGTAATTATTACTCCCTTTATAGTCTTTTAACAGGTCTAACGCTTCATTTATTGTTAATTTTTTTTTAGCCATTATATTACATATTAAACATAATTATACCATTTATTTATCAATTTATCAATATACTTTATATTTATATAATAAAATTAAAGCAATGGCAAAGTTAGTACCCATAACAAGAGTTGGTAAGTTTTTTGGAGAAGAAGATTTCAATTTGGATATTGAAATGGGAATGGAATATTTGGGTGACGATTTAAATATGAGTGTTGTTTTATATAGAATAGATAGAAAAAAAACAAAGAAAGATGACATATATGGTGAAGCACCAAAAGATGGAATTGTTTTTATGCCACCAGTTGAAGTGAAAGGAATTGTTCAAATAACAGAATCAAGTTTAAAGCAACTTGGAAATTCCAAAGTTGAGCAGAAAGAGCCTGGAAATATGAAATTCTCATTTTATCAAAAACAACTTGATGATTTAAAAGTAGAATTATTAAAAGGCGATTATTTAGGGTATTATGTAACAGAAGATAAAGTTAGATATTATTCTGTAATTGATGATGGGATTGTTAATATGGATAATAAACACACATATGGAGGTTATAAACCATTTTATAGGTCAGTTGTCGCAACATTTGTTAATAAAAATGAATTTAGAGGATTATGAGCAAAATACATATAACAGAAGCACAGTTGAATAGAATTATTGAAATAGTAACAAAAAAGAAAGTTATTTGTGACAATTGTGGCTGGTCTTGGAAACTATCAGAAGGTGGTGATGATCCTTATATATGCCATAAATGTTGGCATAATAATGAAGTTGATTTAAAAAAATAATATGCCATTACCTAAGAAGATAAAAACAAATTTGGATATCACATATGATAAAATTCTCTTGGAAAGAAGAGAGGAATTATTGGATAAGATAACTGAAAATGGAACTTATTTGCCCAAATCGTTATTGCATGATGACTTGGATAGGGGAATGCTTAATTTTGTAAAAAATGAGTTGGAAATAAAGTCAGATGGTAAAATAATACCAACATTAGATAAGATACTTAGCACACAAAACTGGTCACAATATACAGAAACTTGGACATTCATTGATGATGACAACAACCCTATGCCACCATTTAGCACTTTAATAAGAATGAATGATGCAAAATATGGAACAAATCCAGCAACATTATACACCATTCCAAATAGGAAGCCATTTTATTTTGCAAGTGTACCAACATGGGATGGTCAAAGAAATGGTTATGATGTTTATTCAATACCACAACCAATTCCAATTGATATTAATTATAGTTTTAAATTAATCTCAAATAGAATTAGAGATTTAAATATTTTAAATAGAAAAATATTACAAACATTTTCATCAAGACAGGCATACACCACAATAAATGGACATTATATCCCAATAATATTAAATAACACTCAAGATGAATCCGCAATAAATGTAGATAGTAGAAAATTTTACATTCAATCTTATGATTTTATTATGCTTGGATTTTTAATTGATGAGGAAGAATTTCAGGTTAAACCAGCAATAAATAGAATAAGTCAAGTTTTTGAAACAGAATTGGGAAACCAAGTGCCAAGCGTGAATGTAGTTGAAACTATTCCAATTAATGATTTGACATTTGAGTTAATTATTGATCCAACACCCACACCTACCAACACACCAACAGTTACGCCAACCAATTCTATTACACCTACAAATACGCCAACAATAACACCAACAAACACTATTACACCTACTCAAACTATCACACCTACAAATACACCAACAATAACTCCAACAAACACTATTACACCTACTCAAACTATGACACCTACTAATACAGTTACACCTACTCAAACTATAACACCTTCACCTACAACACTTTTTGACGCAGACGCAGCAGCTTTCTTTGAAAGGGTCATGGCAGCAGGTGGAACATTGACAACAACGGAACAAAACGCAGTTAATACATTGGTAATTCAAATGAAGGTAGATGGAATATGGACAAAGATGATAGCCATTTATCCGATGGTGGGAGCAAGTGCGACAGCGTGTGCACAGAATTTAAAGAGCGCAAGTTTCACTGGAACATTTAGTAATGGTTGGACTTTTGCAAACACGGGGGTAAAGCCAAATGGAACGGGTGCTGTTATGAATACAGGATATGTTAAAACAATTTTTTTATTTGGTATGAGTTTCTATAATAGAACTAATTCAAATAAATTAGGCTACGATATAGGAGAACCAAGTTTAGGGGGAGGTACTCATATTCTTTTAGGTCTTGGCTCTACAAGTGCTAGAGTTAGAAATAATACCAGTGGTAACATTGATTATAATTATGGTGTAACAAATGTAGGATTTTGGCAAACCAATAGAATTGGATTATCAACAAATGGGTTTAATTTTAATTATAATGGAGTAGTTGTTGGACAGGCTTCATCTTATGATGGTATATTAAATAATCAAGAATTAAAACTTAGCGGTTTTGGATCCCTATTCTCAGATAGAGAATGTGCTTTTGCTTCTTTAAATGAAGGATTAACCAACACTGAGGCATCCAATTTTTACACGGCAGTTCAAGCATTCCAAACAAGTTTAAGCAGACAAGTATGATAGGATATATTTTAACAGTTGAACAAAAAGAAGAAATACAAGGCGTATTTTTTACTGATAGCATATTTTTTAATTGCGTTCAGGATATTAATGAAACATGGTTTTTATTTTTATCTCTGCAAGACATTGAAATTTTACCAAGTGAATTTCAATACCTTTTGCAATTACCAACGGGCGAATATATTCCACCGTTGCCACCAGATTTTAACCTTAACTAAAATAACATGAAAATAAATGATTTTGAATATAAAGTAACATAATGAGTTGTGGTGTAAAAATAGTTAGTAATAACCTTTTGAATGAGGTGGTATTTGTTTCTGTTTCTCAAGAAAATGAAACATTTAATTTAGGTGAAAAAACAATTCCTTTTAATGTGTTAGCAATCCCTGGCTCTAATAGCATTAGTGGCACATATAATATATATTCATCTACGTATAAAACGAATTATAGTCTAATTGTTCCCACATCTATTGATATAACACCTTGTATTAGTCCAACACCAACACCAACTCCAACAATAACACAATCAATAACACCAACTCCAACACCATCAATAACACCAACCCCTGGTACAATATGTAATACAACAATTGATTATAATGGTCCAGAAATTTACCCATATAATTTAAGAGTAAATCTTGGGTCTAGCACTGGTTTAGTGACATTCTATTATAGCGCATATACTATTGCAGATAGATTTATATTATATTATGATAATACAATAAAATTAGACACAGGATATATAGGATCATTTGTTTACAATTATAATGAAATGTATAGGGAAAACTTTACAGAACATTTAATGGGTAAGATTGACCCTATAACAGGAATAGCTTATCCAAATATAAATACAACAGATGCAGCACCAGATGGTTATCCATTTGTAAATTCCATAAATGAAGGTTCTTTTACATTCTCAAAAAATACAACATCACAAATAGGTATAGTAGAAGTTTACTCTTGTGCTGAATTAAACATTTGGACATTTAATTTAGGTTGTCCTAGTTAAAATTTAAACAAATAAAAATATGGAAGCAAAAAATAATCAAACAAAAAACAATTCCAAAGACTTTTTTATAAAGGCTCAAATAACTAATCAGTCTAATACTTTAACATTAAATAATAATTTTAAAACAATTTATATGTATATTCCAAACAAAAAAAAGTAAAACGTCTTTTTCATTTTTTTTTAGATATTTATATAAATAAAATTAAATAAAATTATGGCAAATCAAAAAGTATTTGTATCACCAGGTGTATATACTTCGGAAACAGATTTAACATTTGTTTCGCAAAGTGTTGGTGTTACAACATTAGGTATGGTTGGCGAAACCTTGAAGGGTCCAGCTTTTGAACCTATATTTATTTCAAGTTATGATGAGTATCAAACATATTTTGGGGGTACTTCTCCTGAAAAATATATAAATACTCAAATACCAAAATATGAATCTGCTTACATTGCAAAATCATATTTGCAACAATCAAATCAATTGTATGTAACTAGAATTTTAGGGTTATCTGGTTATGATGCTGGTCCATCATGGTCAATAACAACTATTGGTAATTGTGATAGTAGTACTGTTGATTACACGAATGAAAGTGAAAATTTTGTTATAAATTTCTCTGGAACATCAGCAGGCGATTTACTTATTAATTTATCAAGCAATAGTTACATAACTTTAAGTAAATTTTCAGGTAGTACTTATCAAGGTAGTGATGGTTCATTCTCAACTTTTTATGATGATTTAAAATCATTTACTAATGAACTTTATTTAGACAGAACACTATCTGCGCAAACTCAATATTATGGCTCAATTCCTGTTGGAACTTATAATACATTAACAGCATCCACATTTACATCTGGAATTACTTATAATTATTTTGATACAATCATACCACTTAATAGTGATGGAACGCCTAAATCAGAAAACTTCCCTTGGTATTACGCAACATTCACTAATACAGAAAATGGTGGTTATTCTGGGTATTCATTTTACTATTACGTTACAAGTTATTCAGCAAACACACCAAGTAATAAATTTATAGGAACAGCAATTGGCCAAATATTTGAATTTAGTGGTTTGACTTATGCCCCATATGATAATGTTGTTGTTGCAACAATTAGGTCAAGAGGTATAACAAATTACTCATCTACTGAACATGGTCCAATTTATTCTCTAAGTGGAAATACATTAAAAATTGATACCGCTAATAGTTCATTAATTAATTTAGACCCCTACGGTAATTTTGTGTTAAGTGGAAATACTACGGAAAATAAAAATTTCACACTTAATGTTTCATTAAAAGATACTAATTCAAACTATATTACAAATGTTTTAGGTACTGATAATTTTGGAAAACCTAAATCAGAAACCCCAGTTTTCGTTGAGGAGCATTACCCTAACTTACTAAACCAAATGTATAAGATGGGGTATATTAGAGGTTTAAGAGCAAATTTAACTTATTTAAATAGTGCTAGAAGTGGTAGTGTTGATTCAATTGGTTGGTACTTGGAGAAATACCAATCCCCAGAAACACCATATGTTGTTTCTGAATTAAGGGGTAATAAAGTTTATAACTTATTTAAATTCATTTCAATATCTGATGGATCAAGTGCAAATACAGAAGTTAAAGTTTCTATTGTTAATATGTCGTTTAAGAATAGAACATTTGATGTGTTAGTTAGAAGTTTTTATGATTCAGATTCTGCTCCCGTTGTTCTTGAAAAATATACAAATTGTACATTAGATGAAACTACAAATAGTTTTATTGGTAAGAAGATAGGAACTAGCGATGGAGAGTACAACTTGGTTTCAAAGTATATTATGATTGAAATGTCTGAAGAGTATCCAAATGATGCACTACCTTGTGGATTTATGGGTTATCAACATAGGAAATATGGTTCAAGTAGAACACCTGGGCCATTGTATAAAACACAGTATTATTACAACAATCAAACTGTATATAATCAACCATTTGCAACAAGTAACGTAGTTACATCAGATAATATAAAGAGAACTTATCTTGGGTTTTCAACATCATTTGGTTATGATAATTCATTCTTTTCATATAAGGGAAAACAAAATCCAACAAGTATTATATCTGATAGTACAGATTGGAATGTTATAACAAAAGGTTTCCACATGGATTCAGGTGCAACAGTTGTTACAATAGTAAATTCTTACCTATCAAGTGGTGAAACAGCATTTAATGTTGGGGTTTCTAGTTTCAATTCAGAGCCAGAAAGCAATACAAACGCTTATTACTATTTGTATGCAAGAAAATTCACATTAATGTTTGAAGGTGGGTTTGATGGCTGGGACATATATAATGAGAAGAGAACAAATGGTGATGAGTATATACTTGGTGGAACTGGGTATATGAGAGGCGCAAAAAGTGTTCCTGGTAGATATGCTTCTGCAACAGGACAAGGAACATTTAAACAAATTGTTGAAGGTGATGGTACAATGGATTTTGCTACAACAGATTATTATGCTTATTTAAAAGGCGTTTTAACATATAGCAACCCTGAATCAGTTAACATTAATGTATTTGTTACACCTGGTATTGATTATGTTAATAATAGCAATTTGGTTGAAGCAGCCATTGATATGGTTGAGAATGATAGAGCAGACTCAATTTATATAACAACAACGCCTGATGCAGATTTATTAGATACAGATACAAAAGCATATATTTACCCACAAGAATCAATTGTATCCTTGGAAGAAACAAACATTGATTCAAACTACACAGCAACATATTACCCTTGGATTTTAGTTAGGGACACAACAAACAACACACAAGTTTACATTCCCCCAACTGGCGAGGTATGTAGAAATTTAGCCTTAACTGACAACGTTTCATTCCCTTGGTTTGCATCAGCTGGTTATAGTAGAGGTTTGGTTAATTCTGTTAAGGCAAGGCTTAAATTAACCCAGGATGAGAGGGATGTTTTATATCAAGGTAGAATAAACCCAATTGCTACATTCTCTGATGTGAATACTGTAATATGGGGTAATAAAACATTGCAAGTTAGAGAATCTGCATTAAATAGACTTAATGTTAGAAGGTTGTTATTACAAGCACGTAAATTAATCTCTGCGGTGGCTGTGAGGCTACTTTTTGAACAAAATGACCAGATAGTTCGCCAACAGTTTTTGGACACAGTAAATCCAATCCTAGATGGTATTAGAAGGGATCGTGGTCTTACTGATTTCCGTGTTACAGTTTCATCTGACCCAGAGGATATAGATAGAAATACAATGAGTGGTAAAATTTATATTAAACCTACAAGGTCATTAGAATTTATATCACTTGAATTTGTTATTACACCTACTGGTGCTTCGTTTGAAGATATATAATGATGGATATTTCCATCATTAAATACCATAATTGGCAATAATGATGGATTTTTACAACAAAACCCCCACTTCTACATTGAGGTGGGGGTTTCTTTTTTTTTAGAACTCTTCTATTGGGAAGTTTTCATTTTTTATTCGCCAAAATTCTGCCATAAATTCTGCTCTAAACTTGTACTTTGGGTCTGTGTGGTATCCTGATTCATATACACACTTGCAAATGCTTTCATATAAATCTTTCTTGGGTAATTTATAATTTGCTTTTTTGCAATCATAATATCTTCCAGAGTTAAATATTTTTGCCCAGGCTTCAATACCTTCTTCTGTTGACTTGGCACTATAAAACTTAGCACTTATAATCTTATTTCTACCTCTAATAACTTCCCTTGTTTTGTAAGTTACAGTACCATAACCTTTTATGGCTTTACCCCCACCTGCATTTGCGTGTAATCTCCAAAGATTTGTTTCAATACCTTTGTTTGTTGCCTCTATTATAAAGAATGAATATATCATTGATAAGGGAAAATCGGTCATTAGGTGAACATTCATAAGCATAGGTTCATAGTTATATACCATCCATATTCTTCTCATCTTAAATAGATTGGCATTTTTTAGATTCCTAAAACCATTTTTTTCAAGAAATTTTTGTAATTCCTGTCTATTTAAGTTGCGTTTGTCATAACCATAAGACCTACCAGCATAGGCATCTTTATCAATTTTATTAACGGTATTATCAACTGGTTTCTTAGTTTCAACAGGAGTTTCAATTGTTTTTGGTTCAACTTTTCCAGGCAATATTCTATCAACGTATAATGTTTCAATTTTTATAGTGGAAGATAATTCTTTTATATTTTCTTTTGGTTTCTTTGGGGAGTAAATAAACCCTAGTAAAAAAAGACCCCATATTCCTATAACTAAATATATTCCAAAGCCTTTATTTTTTATTTTTTGTGAACTTCTTTTCATTAAATATTTTATGAAAAAAATAAAAAAAATAACATATAAAGTAAAGAAAAACCCCCAAACTAATTAAAGAATGGGGGTTTTGTACTCAAATTGTGTATTCAGGTATTCTCTCTATTGAATCATCTATTACATCTAATAAATTGTCACAATATACATCTTTTATTTCTTTTTTTATTTTACCCAAAGTGTTTAATAATTGAATATCGTATAAGTCACTACCATTTAATGTAATCAAAATCCAACCTTTGTGTCTTCTTGCGGATACTCTAATTAATAATCCTTTGTTATTTACATTTATTGTTTTTGACACACCAAATGACCAGAATATAGGTTGGTTATAAGTTAGCCATTTCATAGTTTCACTTGGATTAAATTCCAATTTGTTTTGAAGTAGAGGTTGGATGGTTGTTATAATTTTCATCTTTTGTTTTTTTGTTGATGCAAAGATATATACTTATCTTGTATTTTCCAAAAAAAAGAATATTTATTATAAAAAAAGTAAAATGATAATTGTAGAAAATTTTGAAGAGAACAATACACCTGATATGAAGTATTACGCTTTTGATTGGGATGACAATATTGTTTATATGCCAACAGAAATCATATTAATTGATAATGAAGGGGAAGAAGTTGGAATGTCAACACATGATTTTGCAAAATACAGATCAAAGATAGGTTCATCGGAATTTGAATATAGAGGAACAACAATAGTTAATTATGCCAATTTACCATTTAGACAATTTAAAACTGATGGTGATAATCAATTCCTTGAAGATGTAATGATAGCAAAATTAGGTCCAGCATTTGATGATTTTAAAGAAGCCATTAATAATGGGTCTATCTTTTCAATTATAACAGCAAGAGGACATAATCCAAATACATTAAGGAAAGCTGTTAAAATATATATTGAAAACAATTTCAATGGTATAAATAAAAATAGATTAGTTCATAACCTTAAAAAATATAGAGATATTTCTGATGAATCACTATTATCTGATGATGAAATGGTTGATGCTTATTTAATACTTTGCAAATTTTATCCAGTTAGTTTTGGAGATGCTGGGTCTGCTGCTAATCCTGAAGATGCAAAGGTTGATGCTTTAAATGAATTTTATTCTTACTGTAAGAAATTATCTAATGTAATTAAAAAGAAATATAACATTAAAAAAGATATATCTGGTGAGAATAGATTAGAAAAATACTTTAGTATGGGTTTTTCTGATGATGATCCTAAAAATTTAGAAACAATTAAAAAAAGAGTTAAAAAAGATAATTTAACAATATATAGTACAAATAAAGGTAAAAAAGAATTATATTAGTATTTATATATAAACTATATAATAGTTATTATATCCTATAATATATAAGTATATTTTAACAAAATATAAAAGTAAATAGAAAAAAATTAACTTTTAGAAATAAAAAATAAAAAATTAGATATTTATAAATAAAAAAATATGGCGGACTTATTGATGAAAATGCCTTTACCTTATGAACCTAAAAGGCAGAATAGATTTATTCTTAGGTTTCACGCAAGTTTAGGTATAAATGAATGGTTTGTGGAGTCAGCTGCAAGACCTAAGATAGATATAACATCAACTCCAATTAAATTTTTGAATACAGAAACATACGTTTCAGGACAATTTAAATGGAATCCTATTACAGTTAAGTTTAGAGACCCTATTGGCCCATCTGCTGCGCAAGCATTAATGGAGTGGGTTAGACTACATGCTGAATCTGTAACAGGTAGAATGGGTTATGCTGCTGGATATAAGAAAGATGTTGACTTAGAAATGCTTGATCCAACAGGTGTTGTGATTGAGAAGTGGATATTAGTTAATTGTTTGTTAACAAATGTTGATTTTGGTCCATTAGGTTATGGAGGTGATGCTTTGGCTGAAATTACAGCAACTCTTCAACCAGATAGATGTATTTTGGTTTACTAATTATTTACTAAAAATTATAAAAAAACCCATATATTTATGTTAAATCATTTATATATGGGTTTTTTTTATTTCCTTTTCTTAAAAAAAAAGATATATTTAATATAAAAAAATGGAAGAAGATAAATCCTATGAAGTAGGAAAAAGTAATTTTGATTTGCCACATGATGTGGTTGTTTTACCTTCGGGTGGTATTTTTTACAAGTCCAAAAAAAAATCAATAAAAGTTGGGTATCTAACAGCATCGGATGAAAATTTGTTGCTTGGAGCATCAAAGAATTTTACTTTGCAATTATTAAGAAATAAGATATATGAGCATGATTTAAGACCAGAAGAAATGCTTGAGGGTGATATTGAAGCAATATTGATATTTTTAAGAAATACTTCTTTTGGTACTGAAATGGAACTATTGGTAAATGACCCAAAGACAAATACTAAATTTAAAACAATAGTTGATTTGAGTGAGTTATCAATCCTCAAAGGGGAACTACCAGATTCAGATGGATTGTTTACAACAGAATTACCAAAAACAGGAGATGTTGTGAAAATAAAACCTTTAACATATGGTGAGATTTTAGAAATAAATGACATAATTGATAACTACCCCCCAACAAGAACTGCTCCAAGAGTTACATTAAGATTAACAAAAGAAATACAAAGTATTAATGATAATACTGATAAGACATATATTGCAAAATATGTTGATTCAATGCCTATTGCAGATTCAAAACACATAAAGAAGTTTTTGAATGAAAATGAGCCTAAACTAGATTTAAAAAGAAATATAATGACCCCATCCGGAGATATGACCACAGTGTATGCTGGGTTTGGGGTGGAGTTTTTTCGCCCTTTCTTCGGAATATAGGCTAGGGCAATTAACTGAATATTACTACTTAACTAAATTGTTACATATTTCTTATACTGATTTTTTAAATATGCCAATTTTTATAAGGAAATTTTTAATTAATAAATGGATTGAAGAAAATAAGGGGTGACAAAAAATCACCCCTTATTCTATTTATATATAAATATATAAAAATATGTTTGAAGACAAACCAAAAGATGGAAGTATTATTGGTGACTTTGCTAATAAAGTATTTGATGTTTTACTAAATACAATAAGTACAGAAGAGGATAAAAAAAGAATTACTAAGGCTTTTGAAGGTTTTGGTAATTTTAAAGAAGCATTTTATAGTTTAGAAAAAGGAGCATCATCTCTTAATGCAGAATTACTTCTTAGCAGGAATAGAATAAGTGAATTCAAAGTTACAATTGCTGATACCTTACCTTTGGTGGCAAAGTTAGGTGGTGATTATACAGAAACTATGAAGGTCATTAAAGGGAGTATAGATGCAATGGGTAGGAATGTTATATTTGAACCTGAAATTTACGAAAAGTTATTTGCAGCACAAACATTAATAGGTAAGGAGGCTAGTACTATGATTACTAATTTTGGTGAGGCTGGTATTATGGCATCCAAAATTGGCAATAATTTAGAAAAATCATTAGATTATATTAGAACTGTTGGTGTTAATGCTAAAAGTGTGATGGGTAATGTTGTTGATAATACTGAAATGCTGAATAGGTTTTCATTTCAAGAAGGTGTTTTAGGGTTTACAAAAATGGCAGCACAGGCAAGTATCTTAAAAGTGAATATGACAACTATTAGTAATATTGCTGATAAAGTTTTTGAGCCAGAGGGGGCAATTGATATGGCAGCAGCCTTCCAAAGGCTTGGTGTTTTTGTGGGTGATTTAGCGGATCCATTTATGTTAATGAACAAATCATTAAATGACCCAGAAGGTTTAATAATGAGCGTTGCAAAGGCTGGGGAGAAGTTTACACAGTTCAATGAGGAAGCTGGTAGATTTGAAATAAACCCCTCGGCAATGAATCAAATGTCAAAGATGGCTGATGCTGTTGGTATGAATGCTGCGGAGTTTAAAAAAATGTCTTTAAATTTGGCAGAGTTTAATGCAAGGGCAAGCGAAATTGATATTAAGTTTAATTTAACTGATGAACAAAAAATGTTTGTTGCCAATTTGGCTTATTTAGATACAGATAATGAATATAAAATTAAAGTAACTGATGAGAAAACTGGGGAAAGTATTGCTACGGCAGTTAAAGATTTGACAGAAAAACAAATATCACAATTGAATGAATTATCAAAACAAGAACCTAAAACATTGGAGGAGTTAACAAGAGATTCTATGGATATTGTTGCTACAATAGCAAGTGATGTTGGTGCAATTAAGTATAAATTATTATTTGGAGCGGTTAGTGAGCAGTCAATTATGGGTAGAGTACAAGAAGGTATTAGAACTGGTGCTGGAGATGTTGGTGATATTATATATAAAGGTGTACCTAGGGGAGAAACCGCAAGGGAAACAATAAGAGGTGTGGTTAATCCAGTTGCTAATATGTATAAAGGAGAAGATTTTGGCGCAAATATGGAAAAAATAATGCAAGCAGTTGGGAAGTATCTTATAGATATACCAAAGAACATTAGTCAGGGTATAAAAGACTCAAAAGAACTTGGTACTATGTTTGGTACAGGTTATGGGCTTGAGGCTCTTCTTGATAATTCAAATAAAATGTTTGGGGATATTACTGGTAGTATGGAAAAAGTTTTCAATATCCAGTCAGCTGCAAAAATTGAGGGAGGGGAACAAATGAAAAATCTTGAAAAGGATATTAAGGGAGTTCAAGATACTTTGAACAACCCCAAAGATTTAAACAATAAACTAACAATCAATTTAAATGTGAAACAAACAAATAGTGCAGGTGCAGTTATAAGTAAAAGTTCAGTAGATAAAGCAATTGACTGGGCAAAATCACAAGATTTGGTTGCAGATTTGAGTTCATTTATAGAAACATTTAAATAAAAATAAAAAAGCATACTAAATATAGTTTTAAAAATTACCAAAATTTTAATATTTATATATTAAAACCATATAATGCGTAGTTTTTTAGATTTTGGTAATAGTGATAGATATAGAAAAGACTTAATAGTTAGGAATTTAACTCCCTATAAGAAATCACCTTTTGGTAACACACCCCCATTTTATTATGAAGTATCACCTTTAAATGTCTTTAATGTAAAAGACTCACCTGATAATTTAATTGATACACCAGTATATGCCAATCAGGCTTATACAAGAAATCAATTTGGCACAATTGGTGGTTATAAGATTGTTACAGATATTTTTAAATTAAGGAACACAAAGACTAATAATGGTGAATATAATTATAGTAAGGCATCCACTTTAAAAAATAATTTACAAGATTTAAGTAATAATGTAGCCAAAAATTTCTATTCTGGTGTTGATGTAAAATACAATGTATATAGTGATGCCAAATATTATATAGAGAAAGATGATTATTGGTTTGACCCAAATCTACCAAAGAGAGGTATAATGTATTATTATGTAAATGGTAATCCATCATTTACCCCATCAGAATATACTGCTTTTGAACTTTTCACAAAAAATGCAAACACCAAGTCTAAGTTATCGGCAGATTCATATATTGTTAGATTAGGTTCAGAAAAATTAAATGAATATTTTGAAGATAGAATTGGAAGATTTGTTAGTAAGTATAATATATTAACACGTTTTGAAAATGCTATTTCTGACATTAATGATCCATTAGATGTTTATAATTTAATAACGGGTGTAAAACCTATTATTGAACCAATATGGACAATTACGCGAACCAACAATTTTATCTTTGGTGCAGCACAGTTAGGAATGGAGTTAGCAGGGGCAGAGTTGCCTTTTCCTACGATTGTGGGCTCTTACTTTGACCCAACAATAAGTCTTACTGGTAAGCCTAAAAAGGGCTTTCTAGGGGGGTTATTTCAGCAGAAGAAAACTGGTAGTCAACTCTTCTTTGAAAACACAGGAAAAGGCCAGAAATCAATCTTATTTGCAAATATTGAATATAATTTATATAGACCAAATTATAGAGGAGATGGTGTAATAGGTGGTGTTATTGATTTATTCACAAAGGATAAAAATGGTTATTATGTTGGTAGTTCTAAATTAGATGTAACAGATGTTACTGGTCCACAAAAGGATTTGCCAGAAGATCAGTTTGGAAGAAGAGTTCAATCACCTGTTTATGGTCCATCAGAAGTATCGAAATTATATGAAGGTGAAGATTTTAAACCAAAAATTGGGGCAAATGGTCAAGCATATACAGATGGTGGTAGTATTGAAGGTGGCTTAACTTGGGTTTCACCTAAGTATAAAACAAATGCTGGTAAAGATGTTGGTTTAAACGGTCAAGTATTTGGGGATTCAAACACACAACAATCAACTTACGGATTAACTGAATCTACTGAATTTGAATTAAAGCCAGGTTCAATAATGGATGACACTCAAAAATTAGTTGATTCACAACCAAATGGGGGGAATAGATTGAAACATGTTGGTAACGCAATAGACCAAGTAAGTAAAGTTTTTAATGATGGATATAAAGAAATTACAAAAGGTTCGAGAGTTAGAAAATTTTCACCAAATGTAAATGGTGGAACATTTGAGGAGTATTGTAGATTATTTACAAAAGATACGCCATTTTTAACATATAGTAGATTACAGAAAAAAGATGGTATAGTTAGTGAAGGTAGAAGGTTAAAAAGTTCAGTTTTTAATAAAACTTATGATTTAAGTATATACCCTAAGAAAGGTAATGATAGTAAAAAATATATGTTGTCTATTGAGAATTTGGCTTGGAGGACATCTGATTTATTCCTAAATTTACCTGAATGTGAGAAAGGTCCAAATGGGGGAAGGATTATGTGGTTTCCACCATACGATTTAAAATTCACTGATTCATCAACATCAAACTGGAATGAGAATGAATTTTTAGGAAGACCTGAAAAAGTCCATACATATAAAAACACAACTAGAACAGGAACTTTGGAATTTAGTATTGTTGTTGATCATCCATCTGTGTTAAATGTGATAACAAATAGAATTTTAGAAAATCAAAGTAGCGTTGAAAGAGTTAATGGTATATTAGAATCCTTTTTTTCTGGTTGTTTGAAGTACGATTTGTATGAGTTAGCAAAAATATACAATACAATGACTCTTTCTGAACTAGAAGAAATACAAAAACAAGTTCAAGAAAGTTATACAATAAAAGATGAGGTTGATTTATTAAATAGAACGTATATAACAACAAAAGACCCTTCAACAGAAAATGATACAAATGAACCTATAATAGAAGATAAGTCAAAGGAGTTTGATGAATTTAAATCTTTGTCTTTTTATTTTGATAACGATATACCTTTAGTTGGTAATACATCAAATTATGAAAATTTGTATAGTACTTATATTAACAAAAGTGGATACAAGAGGAGTGATTTAAAAGATTTTATGAATTTATATGTTCAGAATAATTTTAATGGTATAGACAAATTTATTGAGAAGGCTAATAAATTTTTGGAAGATGAAAATGCTGAAATAATTATTGATTTAGTTGGTTCAGCATCAAGACCACAAACATTTGAATATAATGATGCTTTAGGTACTAGACGTACAGACAGTGCGCAAAAATATATTAGGTCTAAAATAACATATAATAATAGGTTAAAATTTAAAAGTCTGTCAAGAGGTGAAAGAGATGGAGTTACTGCAAAAACATTTACACCAATAGGTTTAAACGGTAATAGTTTTGAGGTTAGTACTTGTTCAGGATTTACACAAGATAAAATATATAGTCAACAAGCTATGGCTTGTAGAAGAACATTAATTTCAAATATAAAAGCAACAATATCAACAAAACCAAAAAAGAAAGAACCGACAGAAACAATAACAAATTCTGATGTTATAATAAAAAGGCAAAAGAAGGAGAAAAATTTCACAGAGATTACAAATAAATTATATCGAAATGTTTCAAAGAAAGTGTTGCAAAAATTATTATCAGAGTGTGATTATTTTGCAACAATTGAAGAAACAGATCCTTTTATTTATAATAGTTTAAAGGAAAAATTAAAATATTTTAGTCCTGCATTTCATTCAACAACACCCGAAGGTTTAAATGGAAGGTTAACTTTTCTACAACAATGCCTAAGACCTGGTAATACAATTCCTACAATAAAAAAGGATGGAACAAAAGATTATAAAGACGCAAAAAATACAACATTTGGAATTCCCCCAGTTTTAGTATTGAGGGTGGGTGATTTCTTCCATACAAAGATAATACCAGGTACATTAGGTTTAACGTATGAGCATTTGGATTTGAATCCAGAAGGTATAGGTCTTCAACCAATGATAGCAAAAGTAACTTTATCATTTACATTTGTTGGTGCACATGGATTAGATACTGCCATAGATAAGTTACAAAATGCATTAAATTTTAATTACTATGCAAATACTGAAGTTTATGATGCGAGGGCAGATGTTACAGATGAAAGTTTGAATGATACTGACCAAAAAATATTGGATTACATTAAAGAAAAGGAAAGGGTTGAAACCGAAAATGTAGTGCAACAAGCAACAAACACATATACAACAATTGGGGAAATAGACGAGCAGATTGGGTTATTAAAATATGCAAATATTGTTACTCAAACAAATAATGGCTCAATTTCGTATATTACAACAATAACTTCAATTGTAGAGCAAAATTTAATTAGATTTAACTCTGGTTTTATTCGTTATGTTTTGAGTACGGTTAATAATAGTCTTGGTGTTTATTTAACAAATAAAGATGATAATTTTGGATTGTTAGGTGTGCCAACAAGTTATCAAAGTAATTTGACAAGTATCTTTAATCAAATTGTAAAAGGAATTGAAAACGGTAGTGATGGGTTTGCTTCAAAAATAAAAACAACATTTAAAACACAGAAAGATGTACAGTTGGAAGTTACAAATAATTACATTTCATATCTTAAATCTGAATTTGATAAAATTATTATAGATGTTAATTCATTTGTTAATTCTATTATAAAAGCACAGGAAAGTTATCAAACGAATGTGTCTAAACTTTTGTTTGTGACCTCCACCTATGATAGTTCTGAAGGTTATGATGGTTATCAAGATAAAGAGGGTAATATTGCAATTTATAAATTGACGCAATCTGTGGATAGGATTAGAAATATATTAGGAATTGCAAAAGTAGAAATTGGTAAGGTTGTAAATATTATTAATAATGAAAAAGTTGATCCTTATGAGATAATTGGTAATAAACAAAATAGTTTAATTTATTTTTTATTTTACGGGATATTAAAAAATAAGGATAATTTGACTGATTTTGAAAACAAGATTTTGATAAAATCAATTTCAAATAATAATTTAGCCACCAATAATCAGATAAGAACTATATTTAAAGAATATTGGGGAAATTTAATTAGTAATGATTTTGTAAATGCGCAAAATAATATTAAAGAAGATGCATACAAATCTTCATTAATTAAAAATTCAAAAGATAGTGTGGATGTTTTAAAAGCTGTAACTATAACCCCTAGTGAATTTGAGTTTTCATATTCAGTTGTGGAAAATCCGGATAATAATATGAAAGAGGCTTTGTTTAATTTGAATAGTAAGTTAGATTATGATATATCAAATAATAAGACTTGGAATAAAAATAAAAACAACTTTATTTTAGTTAAGAATAAATTATCAAAATAAATGAATTTAAAATATTATAATAGGTATTCACAATTTTCAGTAAATGGTGAGCACAAGACAGTTCCTTATGTTACATTACCTGGCAAAAGTAGTGACAATGTTTATTTTTTTAAGAAAAATATAAGTAGGTTAGACAAGATATCACAACAATATTATCAGACACCTTTCTTTGGTTGGTTGATAATGATTGCAAACCCCCAGTTTGGAGGGTTGGAAAATAATATATATGATGGGGCTATGTTAAAAATACCATACCCATTGGAAACGTCATTATTGGACTATAAAACAGCAATAGAAACACATTTCTTTTATTATGGTAAATGAGCAAGGGGATATTAAAGTCATATATGATTATCAGAATGTAATATATATTGATCCAAATAAAATTGTTAATAGTGATGGTTCTGTTAATGATAGGGGGGTTAAGCCAGAAGATTTTGTTATGTATGCAAATCTTGAAACAAAATTAATACCTAGAACTAAATTATTAATTGGTACAAATATTAAGGATGATATTAGAACAGTATCTTTGGCTAGTATTAATTTTTTAAAACCAAATACTAAGGATGATTTTTTTACATCTAGTTACTATGATGAGTTCACTGGTAAGAATTCTATGAAAAAAGAAGGGGTTAATCAAAAGCAATCTGAAGTTGTTTTTGATGAGAACAGGGCGTATTTTAAAAATGATGCTATTAATGTTCAGGATAACTCTTTGTTTGGTATAAAAAAAATATCAATAAAGACAACATCAGCATTTATCCCAACAGTTACCATAACAATGGAGGATGTCCAGGGCAGGGCTTTATTTAGTTTGGGTAATCAATCGCCTTATTCGGCATTTTTCAATCTACCATACCCCCCATTTTATCTAACAATCAAGGGATACTATGGTAAGGCTGTTAGGTATGAGTTGGTTATGACAAAATTCAATTCAAGATTCAACTCTTCAAGTGGTGATTATTCTGTGGATTTGGAGTTTTTAGGTTACAAATATAATGTTTTGAGTGATATTAGTATAGGTCATTTACTAGCTTGTCCACACATGTACACTAAAAAATATGAAATATCAAGGGAAACTAATACTCAAACACAGACATCAAATAAAATTGATATAAATACAGAACTTGGATATCAAAAGATAATAGAAGTTTATAAAGATTATAAATCAAAAAACTTATTGGATCAAGCATTTCCAGAATTGACATTATCTCAATTGATAAATAAATTGGAGATGTTTGAACAAAATATTTTAAATTCATTAAACAAGGTTCAAGTACAGAAGTTAACAGATGGGAAGAAATATAAATCAAATATTGAACTTTATTATAAGGCAGTTAGAAGTGGGGCTAAATCTTGGTTCAATAAATACATTGATTCAAGGCCAATTATTTTAAAGAGTGATGAGAATAATACATTCAAACCATCAGAGGAAAATCTAGTTTATTCGTTTAAAGATGATATTACTAAAAACCCAACAGAGAATAAGATTGAATTGGCTATTAGTGAGTTGAAAAAAATAATTGATGATTATAATAAGTCTTTATTGGATAATGAAACATTTGGTAAGAATAGAACTCATCCAATAAATAATAATATAAAATATGACTTATTGGTTACTTCTATAACAGAAGACCAAATTGATTGTACTAAAACTTTTGCATCAAGAGGGGGGTTTGTTAGTCCAAACATAGACACTAATGAATATTGTAAGAATATTAGAAACAAAATATTTATTGACTATACTCTGGATGGAGTTAATAAGACCGCACCTTTCTTTGTAATGAACAAGTTTACAAAGGAGATAAATAATATTGAATCAACATTTATACGTGAATACAACAATATTGAGAAAGCATTAAGTCTTGAGTTGGCTAAAAAGGTTGAAAATAAAGAAACTGGAATTGGATTTAGACCAACTATTAAAAATATTATTGCAGTTATTATGGCATCAACAGAAGCCTTTTTGAGGTTGCTTGAGGATGTTCATGAGAATGCTTGGTCTGTGAAAGAAGATTTAGATAGGTTCAATAGTGTCATCAATGATGATAATAATGATATACCAGAGAATGAGAAAATTGTATTTCCTTGGCCACTAGTTTTCTATGAAACAAATAAAGAAAAAGCCAATAAATATGAATTAATATATCCTGGGGACCCTAATATCATACAAACAACAAAAGCCTATTACTACGATAAATGGCCAGAAGTTGAGTTTGTTGAAGAATATCTAAAAGGGTTAGTTAAAAGGTTTGATTCCCCCTCATCTAATGATGTATTAAATAATGATGAGTATATTAATACAAGATTTTGTTTTAATACAAATGAATACCCTTTTACAAATTTACCATATTTTTCTATATCCAATGCGCAATTTCTTTATGAAATTTGGGATAGGCATTTTTATTCCATATATACATCTGGCTTGGGGTCAATACCCCAAACAAGTGATACAACAATTATTGATTTTGTGTCAATAAATGAATTTAAAAATATTAAAACAAGTTTAGAATCAAATTCTATTTTGTTTCTACAAAAATTGCAAAAATATTTAAATTCAG